TGGATACATAGTAGAACTGTATTTTCAAAGTTTGGTAGTCATAATATTGAAAAGTTAAAGAAAGCAGTCGGTGATACTTTTTGGAGAATGAGAGAACCTGAAAAACATAGATACGTATATTTTCTTGGTAGTAAGAAAGAAAACAAACTATTTATTAATACATTAAAACATCCAAAACTAACTTATCCAAAAGTTAGTTCAAGTAAATTAGAAATAGAAGAATTTAAAGTAGAGCAAAAGGGATTTTATGAGTAATACTCTATGGGTAGAAAAATATCGGCCAACCACGTTAGATACGTATATTGGGAATGAACATCTTAAAAGTAAAGTATCTATATATCTTGAGAGTGGAGACTTACCACATCTTTTACTGTTTGGAAAGGCTGGTACAGGTAAGACCACTCTCGCAAAACTACTTGTTAATAATATAGAATGTGACTATCTATATATTAACGCATCTGATGAAAACAATGTAGATACTGTTAGAACTAAAGTTAAGAATTTTGCATCTACGGTTGGTTTCAAGGATATGAAAGTTATTATCTTAGATGAGTGTGATTACATTACACCGAATGCTCAAGCAGCTCTCCGTAATCTAATGGAAACATTTAGTAAACATTGTAGGTTCATCTTGACTTGTAACTATGTTGAAAGGATAATTGACCCAATACAAAGTAGATGTCAGTCCTTTCAGATTATTCCACCATCTAAAACTGAAGTTGCAAAACATCTTCATAGTATTTTGATACAAGAAAATGTGATTGATAAACCTGAAGATATCAAAGTATTAGTGGAAAGTGGTTATCCTGATATTCGTAGAGTTATTAATTCAGCTCAAAGAAACGTGGTTAAGGGTAAACTTAAATTAGATACATCAAGTATTATACAGAATGATTATAAATTAAAATTATTAAAGATTTTAGAAACACAAAATAAAAAGAATGCATTCAAAGAAATCAGACAATTATTAGCAGACAATAAGATTACAGATTACGCTGACTTATTTAGATTATTATATGATGAGGTAGATACGTGGGGTAAAGGTCATGTAGCCGAATGTATTTTGATTATTGCACGATATGAATTAAGTGATTCACAAGTAGTTGATAAAGAAATCAATGCTATAGCAATGTTAATAGAATTATTAGGAGTAATAAAATGAGTATGCACCCACAAGGTAGAATACAAAAACAAAAACAACAAGTACAAGTTGATTTAAAACAAGCAGAAACTATTAAATGTAGTGATTGTGGTAACTATTTATTTATAACATCATTCATCTTAAAAAGATTATCAGCTTTAGTATCACCAAATGGACAAGAAGCCTTAATTCCTGTTCAAGTATATAGTTGTGGGAATTGTGGTAAAGTTGCAGAAGGATTCTTAGAGGGTTCAGGCTTAGAAGAAGAAGCGAAGTCAGATAGTTTTCCTCGTTTGGACATATGAGTGAGAAAAGAAAAACAATATTCACTAACAAATCCTCCGCTGGAAAAGGGGATTCACCGAGAGTTGGTATAAGTTATGAAGAGTGGGAAAAGAAATACGAAAAAATCTTCGGTAAAAAAGAAGAGTCTATTCGACCACATCAAACAGATAACAGCGGTTCAAAACCCTAAGTATTGGGAAGAGATATCAGACGAAGATAAGAAGTCTTGGTCTAATTTTATGACTCACAGATTCTTGTCTATGAAGATGGAGTGGGTTGAATTAGTAAATGAATTACAAAAATATAACTTGAAGCCTAAAGAGTTGTATAAACTATACACAAATATTTTACCAAAAGGCAATCAATGGTTAAAATATACAAAGGGAAAGAATAATATGAATTATCCAAAATGGTTAATTGACGTTGTTGCAAAACATATGGATGTTAACAAAAGAGAAGCGTATGATGCAATTGAAATGTATATGCTTACTGAGGGTGGTATGTTAGAATTAGGAGAAATCTGTACAAAATGGGGAGTAGACCCCAAAGAAATAGAATCTCTTGGTTTAAATGTGCTTGGTAGTACAGGTATGTATCAAGCAGGAAACGAATAAAACACTTGACTTGTATACGATTTTATTCGTATATTCAGGTATGTAAATTAGGAGAAATAAATGTCAAAGGTTATAAAAGATAGTCCTCGTTCAGAGTCAGAGGAGTATGACGTTATAGAAAAGATGGAAGAAGAATGGCCAATAATGACTGCAGAGTTTAAGAATATTCAAAAAGAACAATATGAATTATTCTTACATAAGCAACACGATTATGGCCCAGGTAATATTAGCGTTGGAACTTTTTTGGTAACACCAGAAGAAATTAAACTGTCATTAACAGGTTTATGGTTTCGTATGAATGATAAGTTACAACGTGTAAAGACATTGTTACTTGGTGATAAGAAATCAGTAGTAAAGGATGAACCATTAGAAGATGCGTATCTTGATGTTTCAAATTACGGAATTATGGCTACAATTGTTAGTCGTGGTAAGTGGGGAAAATGAAACGAATAAGTTATAGTCAATACAATCAATGGGTTACGTGTCCATATAAGTGGAAACTTAATTACATTGATAAGTTAGGTGAGTTTACAGATAGTATACATACCCTTTTTGGTACAAGTATGCACGAAGTATTACAAACTTATCTTACAGTAATGTATAATGATACCATTAAGACAGCTGATGCACTTCCTATGAAAAAAATGTTGTTACATAGAATGAAAACAAACTACACTCAGATTATGGAGAGAAATGGTGGCGAAGTATTTTGTGAACAATCTGATATGGAAGAATTTTATAATCACGGATTACTGATATTAGAGTGGTTTAAAAAGAAACGTGGTATGTATTTCAGTAAGAAAGGGTATGAGTTGGTTGGTATAGAAGTGCCTGTTAATTATGATTTACCAAATAAGATTAAGTTTATTGGTTATATAGATGTTATAATCTACGATAGTGTTAGAGATAGGTATAAGATTATAGATATCAAGACCTCTACAATGGGTTGGAATAAGTATATGAAAGCTGATAAGAGTAAGACAGACCAATTATTGTTATATAAACACTTCTATGGTGCACAACACGATATTTCAGTAGATAAAATTGATGTAGAATACTTTATCGTGAAACGTAAGTTGTATGAAAAGGTAGATTTTCCACAACGTAGGGTTCAAACATTTCAACCTGCTAGTGGTAAACCAAGTATAAATAAGTTAATGAATAATTTAAATCAGTTTTTGGATGAATCTTTCGTTGATGGAGAATACAACTTAGAACATAATTATGTTAAACAGCCATCTAAAAAGAATTGTAGATTTTGTGAGTTCAATCAAACAGAACATTGTGATGTAGGAGTTAAATAATGACAACAAAATTAAGCCTTAGATTAAAATTAACTGATTTTATTAATGCTGAAATTGAACCAAAGGTTATGGAAAAAATTGATGATATTCATAATGAGTTACATATAGCAGTCTTGTTGAATTTGTGGTTTGACGATGGTGAATTAGATAATGGTGATTTAAAAAACTTTTTAATGCGTTGGGAAGATAAGTTATCTTTTAAAACTATTGTTAAACAAGGTTCTAATATTAAAACAAATGACTTTATATGGTTTGATATAATCCCAAGTGGATTACCTTATTATTCCAATAAAAGATTTCAATTCACGTATTCAAATACTAATTCTATATTAAATGGACTACAACAATTTTATGAAGTATCTAAATTTACTACTTCAGAAAAACCAATAAAAAAACAAAAGAGAAATGACTACGAAGATTAAAGTTGGTATCGTTGGTAGTAGAGGTTATGCTAACAAAAAAAAGATTAAAGATTTAATATTTCAGATAAAAGAAAAACACGGTGATGGGGTGGAGATAGTAAGTGGTGGCCAACGTGAGGGTGTAGATGGTTTTGCTAAAAAGTTTGCATTAGAGTTTAATATGAGTTATGTAGAATTTCCACCATCACATTATACTTGGAATATGCATTGTAAATATTCAGCGACTGAATACAATAAACCATATTATGTTTCAAATTATTTTAAAAGAAATAAACAGATTGCTGAGTATAGTGATATAGTTATAGCATTTATTCCAGATGGAGTTGAATCAAGAGGTACAATGAGTACAGTAGAATACGCTAAAAATGAAAAAAAATTAGTTAAAATATTAAATTAGTATATATTTATATATGTATATACAGAGGTTTTATATGAATTACAAATTAACATCAGTAAAGATACTGAAAGAGTTATATAAGAATTTTAAAGCAAATACATTAGATGATGAATTTACACTACAAAAGTTAGTAAATCGTTCAATGGATTTATATGTTTTAGATACAAAGTTTAAAGAAAAAATACAATCTTATGATAAATTAATATCAAGTGGGAGTAGATTATGAATTTAAGAGATGACTTTATAAAAGCTAGTAGATTACAATTCAAGGCTGGAGTTGAGAAACACAGAATAAATGTAGAAAATTTGATGTGTAATTCAACTGGTGTAGGTGAACACGGTGATGTGATGGATGAGATAGAAAAAGAATTGGGATTAATGGCTGACTATCAAGATAAATTAGAAATGTTAGATTACTTTGATGCTGAGATTGGCCCAAATAAAACTATACTAAACGATTAAAGAGGTTATATGTCTAAAAAAAAGATTTTATTACTAGCAGATGATTTAAGAATGTCCTCTGGTGTTGGAACAATGTCTAAGGAATTTGTTCTTGGAACGGTAGATAAATTTGATTGGGTTCAGATTGGTGGAGCAATAAAACATCCTGAAGCTGGAAAAGTTGTTAATATGAATGAAACTTGTGTTGAAGAAACAGGTGTAAAAGACGCTAGTTTAACAATATATCCTGTCAATGGATATGGAACTTCTGATGTTCTAAGAGGTGTAATGGCACACGAAAAACCAGATGCTATTCTACACTATACAGACCCAAGATTTTGGGGTTGGTTGTATGAGATGGAACACGAGATACGACAAGAGATGCCAATATTTTATTATAATATTTGGGATGATTGGCCAGCTCCACAATACAATGAATTTTTTTATGAAAGTTGTGATTTGATTATGAACATATCAAAACAAACGTATGCTATTGTAAATGAAGTTGCGAAGAAAAAACCAAGAACGGTTTGGGATTCTACATATTTACCACACGGTGTAAATGACAAAGATTTTTATCCGATATCTGTATTTGATAAAGAGTATAAAGAAATGCAAGCGATGAGAAAACAACTTACAGATGATAATGTTGAGTTTATTTTACTTTATAACAATAGAAATATAAGAAGAAAAATGCCTGGTGACATAGTGTTAGCATTTAAAACATTTTGTGATATGTTACCTAAAGAAGAAGCTGATAAATGTGCTTTGTTAATGCATACTCAACCAATTGATGATAATGGAACTGATTTACCTGAGGTTGCAAGAGTCATCGCTCCTGATTGCAAAGTATATTTTAGTGATAAAAAGTTAGAACCAAATCAACTAAATTATTTATATAATATGGCAGATGTAACAATAAATATTGCATCTAACGAAGGATTTGGTTTAGGCACTTGTGAGTCTTTAATTGCAGGAACACCAATCATTGTAAATGTTACAGGTGGATTACAAGACCAATGTGGGTTTCGTTTGAAAAAACATAATGATGATAAAAGTGGTTATACAAATGAACTTTTAACTTCAGAAGATTATAAAGAGATAAAATCACTACACAATGATAGAAAATGGAAAGACAATCCTGATTTAACTTGGGGTGAATGGGTAAAACCAGTATGGCCTTCAAATAGATCATTGGTTGGTTCACCACAAACACCTTACATATTTGATGATAGATGTAGATTTGATGACGCAGCTGATATGATTAAAGAGTGGTATGATATGGAAAAAGAGGAAAGAGAAGAGTGTGGTAAAAAAGGACACGAGTTTGTTACAAGTGATGAAAGTATGATGAGTGGAAAAGCTATGTCTAAAAATTTTATAGACCATATGGATAGAGCATTTGATAATTGGAAACCAAGAAAACGTTACAGTATTTTTAAAGCGTAGGAGTTATAATGAGTAAACCAGTATGTTTAGTTACCGCACCAGTTGCGACAAGAAGTGGATACGGTGCACACAGTAGAGATATAGTTAGATCGTTAATAGAATTAGATAGATATGATGTAAAGATTTGGAGTGTTCGTTGGGGTAATTGTCCAATGAATGCATTAGCTGCAGATGACCCAAATGATAAAATGATTATTGATAGATTATTACAACAACCTGAATTACCTAATCAACCAGAAATAGCTATTTCTATTTTAGTTCCAAATGAATTTCAACCAGTTGCTAAATACAACATAGGAATCACTGCTGGGTTGGAGTGTTCTGTTGTACCACCAGCGTGGATTGAGGGTATGAACAGAATGAATATGAATATTGTTCCATCTAACTTTGTTAGTGATGTATTTAAATCTTGTATTTTTGATGTAAAAGATGACAAAACACAA